GCTGATAAAGTCTCACCCAACACAGGAGTAGCATACAAAGCAAGTTGTGTTTGCAGTGGTAACTCTTCGAATCTAGCAAAAGCCTCCCGCTCTTTGCCCTCGTCCAATAATTCTTTAATCTCTTTCGAGCCAACAAGAGTTTCCGCTGTTGCCTGAGCAATTTTGTCGGGTCTTGTTATGTTGAGGTTGCCTAACGCATCTAATAGATTAAATCTATCTTTCTCGACCTCACCGCCCTCAGCAAATATATCAATATCATCAAGGTTCATTATTCTTCGGCTCCTTTGGGAAATTTAATATTTTTTTTAGCAACATCGACTGTGGTGTCTGCACTAGCTATATTTTTTGAATCAAAAACTAAAGTTTCATCACCTACTTTTATTCCATCATAACCAAACTTTTTCGCTTTTTCAGTAAATTCAGCGGCTCCTTTGCCACCGACTCTTATATAGTCAGACAGGCTGTATAAAATATTTTCTGTATCAGGGAATAATTTTCTAAGTTCAGAATCGAATCTAGTACTTCTTATGATTTCATCTTTAAGACTTTTTACTGCTGTCGCCTTGTCTGCCAAGCCGAACCCTGAATATATGTGATTTAGGGTATCCTCTCCCTTCGTAGGATGTTTGATATAAGCGGAAATACCTTCATTACCTCTATTGTCACTTGATTGAATAAATTTAAGATTCTTGTCCACATAATCATCTATTTTGTTAATAGTTTTCAAACCTTTTTTCGTAGGTTCGTCCAACATATCTATTTTGTCTAACTCTTTAGCCCAAAATTTAAAATATTTTTTATCCAAAAGTTCAAAATCAGAGTTTGTCTTGTTTTGAGACAAATCTAAAAATTTGCCTCTAGTGAAATATTTTTTAACGATTGGGCCATAGTATCTAGCCTCTCCGGGTTCCTTGGCGAAATAAAATCCTCTACCAAAAAATCCTTCATCTCTATTTCCAATAAATTTTTCGTCAAATTTGTCAAAATCTGCAAAGGTGCCATGATATACAGGCTCGTCAACATTGAAACCTTGTGCTTTCAAATCAGTAATTTTGTCTGAGCTTTTCACTTTTTTTGGTGTTTCAACTATTGCTTGTACTCCCTCAATACCTTTTTTGGTTGCAGTTTTGGCGACTGGTCCAGCCACAGGAATTAAATCTAGCAAACTTAAACCTTGACCTAACCTGTCTCTTTCGGCTATAGCGATGTCCGTAGATAGTCCGGGCAATACCGAGGCTATGCCTCGAGCCAGTTGTCTAGCTTGTTCTTGTTCGGGTGTAAAACCCTGAGTTGTCAAATAGTTTATGGCTCTTTGATATATGGTCGGATTAAATATTTTTTGTTCTTCAAGTGGTGACAGTGGCTCTATGGTACCTAAGTCAGGACTAACCTCACCGCCCTCAGCAAATATATCAATGTCATCAAGGTTCATTACAAGATTATACTAGCGAAAAGGTGGGCCAGTAAACCAAGCGACAAGTACATATCTTTCGCCTTTGGTAATCGGTTTGACTTTGTGTGGTAAGAAAGAACTGAACGCAACTACTTCACCTATCTTAGGTTTTGTGCAACTAGCACTTTCACCTGTACGGAAACATATCTCACCACCCTCGTATCTTTCATTGAGTAAAAGACTCATAGATATTTTTCTAGTGGCAGGAGTCCCTTCGGGTCCTATATCAATATGATATTCGTAACCACGACTAGGTGACTTGTACCTGATGACTTGTGCTTTTTCGATTCCGTCTATGTCGTAACCAAAATATTGATTCACGGTTTTAGCGATTTTACTTAGAATCGCATACAGTCTTTTGGCATTGTACTCGATGGGATATATCTCAGCATCTCGTGTATCCTTTTCTACTTTCTCGGAACCACCAGTAAAAACTTTTGCTTGTTGGGGTTCCTTGTCGATGATGTAGTCCATGAACAAATCCACATCTTCCTGTTTCAAGGCTAAACCAGTAACACCATGTTTCGGTAGTTCTGTAGTCATTGTGCCATTTTGTATTATTCTGTAAAAAATTACAATCCATAGGAATCATATTTTTTGGTGATTCAGTGTGACGAACTTAGTTGCATGTGCACTGCAAACGCAAAGTCAATAATATGGGTGTGTGGTCAAAAAATAAACAACAATGCACAGAAAAAAAGGGCCTCTAGGGACTCCAATCTATTTGTAGTTACTGTTGTACACACAAGGATAATTTTGCTGGGACAAAAAAGGACTGTCGCTAATCGCTTGAATCCCTTTGTTTATAAGGGTTTCAGAGGATTTTTGATTTTTTGAAAATTTTTTTTTACAGTTTTGTGGAAAAGACTCGATGCAAGTTTTTTTTCTACACATCCTTATCGTCATAAGTTTGTGAATCTGTACCGAACAACTTTCCTAATCTTTCACGGATTTGTTCTTTACTCATCTTCTCAAGATTGGCATTGATATTAATATTCTGTGACCTGTTAATAGATAAACCACCGAGTTGGTTCAACTCTTTGATAGCAGATACAGCTGCATTGAACTGACCATTCTCGTATGCAGTCTCCATAATTTTCCACAACATCGTACCTGTTTTTTGTGGAGTGATGGCATACTTCTCTGCAAGTTCTTCTTGTTTTAGTTTGATGGCTCTGACTACATTGGGATAGTCTTTACCATTCAATAGCTTGTTAGCAGATACACTTGGAAACTCGTAACCAGCTTTTCTTGCTGCCTCAGTTTGTCCACATGCTCCCTCTGTATAATGCCAAACAAAACTGGTTTGCATTTCTGTCAAACCAAACTCTTCGTTCTTCTCGAATTGACTTGGTGTTTTGACTATCTTGTCTCTAGGTTTTTTAGGTCTGCCTACCATTTTATGTTAACCCTCATCAATATAATAATCCAAAGTTAGTTCTTCACCTACCTCAATATCTCTTGCAGTGTAGACATTGAAAACTCTGTAGTCGTCCCAGTCTAGTTCTTCTGACACATAACAGTTCGCATCTTCATCACTATGGTTAAAAAATCCACCTAAAGGTGTTCTGATATAACCGAAGACAAGTGGTACTTTTATATGTGACATACCTAAATCGGTATTGGCCTCAATCTTTTGTGTAGCAAACAAACCTAAGCCTTCAATAGAACTTGGCTTTATGGTTATGAAATCAGGCAGAGGTTTGTAATAAAATTTATTAAACTTCGTTTTTGGTATTTCTTTTTTCACTTTGCACTACTCTCTTTTTTGTTTTCTTCCAGTGTTTTTTAAATGGACTGTTAAATATCATCTGCCATTTCTCATTCATATCTGCATCAGATATACTTTGTGGTCTTCTTTTGTCTCCCTTACTCATCGTCCCACTCAAAAAAAACTGCTAAGGCAATAGCCATGCCGACAAAACAAACCATAAACAAAATAAATTCGACAGTGTTATTCATATCAATATTATAAACAGGGTAGAGGGTGTAAGGGTAGGCTGTTCTAATAATACCTTTTTTGTATGGTATATAAATGCGTTTATACTCGTATAACTATTTATTCTCTTCTTCTTATATACACTTACACTACCTATAGCTAATAGCCTGATAAACAAAGGAATTTTTGACAGGGTAAGGCAAAGTGTAGGGTATGCTATCAGGCCCATCAATCGTGTATCCCATCGAATAAATCCATTTGTCTTAATTTTGCTTTTATGTCTACACACTCATAATTTTTGTTGTTACCCTTAGGATATGCTTTTATATCCCATTTCATGTCTTTCTTCATATCTCTCTTTTCTTTTTTATTACCATGTAGATAGATATATCTAAAAGTAGGCAACATTTCTTTTTTGCCAACAACTTTGCCTTTTTTATGTATGCCTCTTCTTATATCAAAAGTCGTTCCATCTTCGAACATATATTCAAACTTTTTTGTGCTAGTCCCTGTATAGAGCCAATTAGTAGCCTGATAAACATAACCGTGATGATTGTGGTTAGCATCAGCATAAGAAACCAATGCCATAGGTGTTGGTAATTTTTTTATTGCTCTAGTGATGAAGTAACTAGCAGAGTTTTTCGGTGTATGTGAATTTAAAACCAGTCTATTAAGTTCAAGAGTTTTTACTCTTTTCTTATGGAATATACATTTGCCATCGTTGTATTCTTTATTGGGTGGACAACCAAAAGTGATAACTCCTTCTAAATTGTCATCAAGATCAACCAAGCCAAACGCATAAGATATGGGACACAACCTTTTTGCATAGTGTTTTTCTAGCAACCAATCCTGCACTTCATAATTTTGTAGCTGTTTAATCCTGTAATCCATCAATCGTTCCAATCCTTGTAGTCACCACCAAAACTACCTGAGCTCCCGCTCACCGAGTCTTCGACTGGAGTGTAGTCTAGGTCATAGACATTCTTACCGTTGGTCCTTCTTTTCTCGATGCCATGCTCGTGTAAAACACGAACCGCATCTTTGATGTCAGGCATCCTCGGATTACTAATACCTAAGTCCCTAAGGAACTGTGTCATCTGTACAGGCTCAGTTGCCTTACTATCGAAGTTCACATGTTGCAATACCAAGTCTTCGACTGAGCTTTGTGTTCGATAAGTTTCATTCGATTCTTGTAAGAGCTCTCGCTCATCAGGAGATAAAAACCAATTCTTCACACCTTTAATATAATATTGTTCTTTAATCTCTGCCCACACTTGTTGCATATCGATACCGTGATTGACATTGATCTCTTTCACAGCGAGCACCCAAAATCTTCTGTTACCACTGGTATCTGTCAAGAACTCTCGAGCATTGACACTAGCATAAAAGGCAGTTCGTCTTTGGTAGGTAGTGAAAGCTCGGTCATAAGGCAAACGCAACTCGTCTGTTTTGGCTGTCACAAAGGCCTTGAGTTGGTCTATGTCAGACTTCTTAAAAGTCGACTCTATTTCACCGAGCTCCACTATCCAATGAGAGACTGCTCGTTTGACACTATCTTTATCTGATGGGTTGAGTGTCGCTCCTTCTAGCAACCAACCCTTTTCGTAATCGCACAACCGTTTGAACCATAAGGTCTTACCCAAACCCTGTGCTCCTTGTAGGACTAAGATACCCTCAAGCTCAACTCCGTTCTCTTCATAAGCAGCGGCCACACAACTTATCAACCACTTCTTAAGCAGTATCTCTTTTTGTTTTTTAGATTCGACTGTGACCAAGGTGTCCATGAAAGCCTCGAGTCTTGATGTCCCATCCCAAGGCTTAGAGTCAATCCATTCTTTCACAGGGTTGTATTCCTCGGCTAGTATCTTAAGGTAGTCTCTGACCTTAGTGTGTGGTATGCCCATATTGATACAGCGATTTTCAATCTCAATCAGGCTGGCCTCTTCTCGCATGTCAGCGATAAACTTCGTTTCAGGTATCTCGATCTCCATGCGTTTCTTAATAACATTGTAGCGAACCTGTATGCCGTGGGTGGTCAAGACTCCACCGATGTTATCTTTGGTGTTGAGTATGCGACCACTACCACTTCTTTGATAGTCGTACTCCACAGGGATGTCCAGTGTTTGTAACACCACCTCACCTTCGGTCTTCGCAACTTCGTTCTTATGGTCGTTGTAGTCACCTTTACTTTCAGGCATGAAGACCTCAGCCTGCCCACCTAGTTTCTTAATAATGTTGCAAGCCTTAGTCGCCTCTTTCTCTCCTGTCTTACTATCATCATTGTCAGCTATGAATATGTGTTTGTGCTTAGGAAAATAGTCATACATAGTCTCAGCTACCGCTGATAAATTGTAAGCATCGAAAGTGACGACCACAGCTTGACTGTAATCTGCATAGTAACTGCTGGCAGTCGCATAGCCTTCGCAGTAGTTTATGATTTTGTTGTTGCTATTCTTGAGCAACTCTTGTCCCAAGATAAAAAAGCTCCCGCTTTTTTTGGAACCAGTAAGAAATCTTTTTTCGCCTTTTTCATCTATGTATTGCAAACCGACCACGGCAAGATGCTGGTCGTACAGCGGAATCATAAGACGACCTTTGGTGTCTTGTTTCAAACCATAAGACAATACTTGTTTGCGTTCTAAGTAAGGATGTTTCTCACAAGGTTCACTACTGTTCCATATTGAGACAGCCCGTTCTGCGGCCTTGCTATACTTCTCAGCTTGTTTGACCTCAGCCTCTTTTCTTAATCTTTCTATCTCTTCTTTGTGTGCCTTGGTCAATCTACGACCTGCACCATTCTCAGGATGCCATGTTCCTTGTGGTTCGTTAGCACTTAATCTGTAATCACCAAAGCGACCAAAAGGTGTAGATTGGTCTGCCCAAAATTGATACCAACCGACCTTCTTGCGTTGTCCACCAACATTCATAAAGGCTCGACCAACAGACCCATCAGTTACCAAACCTCTTTGTGGGTCAGGCTCTAATCCATGGTCAAACAAAAAGTTTGTGAACTGAGTTTGTAAATCATGTGATAAAGGACGGTCAAAGTTTTTCTGTGGTTTTTTAATTTTTAGTGACATTTATTTCTTGCTCTTAATGTTAGAGTGTGTTTTAATTTACACTATGCTATAAAAATTAGCAATCATTTATCGAGGAAATTTATGAGTTTAACAATTAGTAATCAAGGAAATGCTGACCTACCGAAGTTAGCTAAAGGAGTATATCATGGTACTTGTTTCCGTATTGTTGACTTGGGTGAATCTATCCAAGAATACAAAGGCGAAAAGAATAAAAGAAAACGAGTACATATTAGTTTTGAAATCACTGAGGCGGTAGACCCCTCTGACAATGCAGTTGATATGGATGATGGGCGACCATTTGCCGTATCTAAAACATATACCGCCTCTCTTTTTGAAAATGCGGCACTGCGTATTGACCTACAAGCATGGCGAGGCAAAAGTTTTACCGAAGAAGAATTGAACGGTTTTGACATTGGTAAGCTGTTGGGTTGCACAGCAAGGATCGAAGTTGGACATACAGAACCTAGCGACAAAGGTGCTGGTGGTAATCCAAAAATACTATCATTGCAAAGACCTGATGGTGGCATAGAACAAGACAAGCAAACTAAAAACGATAAGCAAAAATTTGATTTGTCAGTTTATTGTGACGAGTTCAATGGTAACTCTAGTCCTGAAACGAAAGCTATGTGTGATGTTTTCGAAAGTCTACCAACATGGCATCAAGAAGAGATACAAAAAAGTTTTGAATATGAGGCGGCTGTTGAGCAAGGTGCAGATAAACCTGTAACAGAAAGTAATGGTGGTCTTGCTGATTTAGCGAAGGATGACGAGAAACATCCTGATATACCTTTTTAGTAAAGTGGCGGAGCAACTTCGTGGTTCTCTTGTACAACTACCCCATAAGGAGTTGCTCTAGCCCATTCTAGCCCATGAAATATGATGATGTAAACCAACCTAAACATTACATGGGTGAGGGCGATGATGAACACAAGATTGAGTGTATCGATGCTATGGTTGCTGTCTACGGTAAACAAAGAGTCAAAGAGTGGGCCGAAATCAATGCTTTTAAGTATCAGTGGCGACAAGGCAAAAAAGGTGACCAAGCCGAACACCTAAAAGATAAACAAAAAATTATTTGGTACACAAGATATTCTATGGGTGATGACCCGAGGAAAGATTATGAATAAAGAAACAAAATACGACATTTACTCACTACCTAGTGTTTTGATGTTACAACACGAAATGGATACAGGAATGGTCAAAGACCTAAACGACTATCTTGATGACTTGCAAAAAAGCAAAGACAAAAAATCAGCCAGCGATGATTTAGTTGGTCAAATAAATAAAGGTGAGCAACTTAACATTGACCCTGAACATGATAAGGTTAAGCCTTTCCGCAACTTGGCTGTCAATCTAGGTATCAAGTACATACAACATTTTGTCCAACATACTGGCACCAATGTCAGACCAAAAAAATTAGGCTTAGACAAACTATGGTCTGTGCACAGTTACGAGGGTGACTACAACCCAATACATGATCATCTAACATTAACTAACATGGGCATATCTTTTACTTGTTGGACTAAAGTACCTGAACAAATAACAGAACCAAAAGATACTGGGTCTTACGACCTTTACAATAATTCAGGTGCCATAGACGGTTTCATCAACTTTACTTATGGTCTTAACCAAACAGGCGACCCTGAGAAACTTAGACCATCCCAATCGAGATATATTAAACCCGAGGTCGGTAAGTTTCTGATGTTTCCATCTTGGATGCAACATTGTGTCTATCCGTTCTTTGGTGAGGGTGAACGCAGAACTGTGGCTGGTAACTTAAACTGTTTCGATTTATCCAAAGCAGATATAGATAAACTCAAGGAGAACAAATGAAGTTTGAAGTTGGCATCTACGATAATATCCCTTATGAAGATTATGCGGCCATACCAGCTTACAGGTCACACGACCTAACAGCTGTCAT